TTACTATTGATTAAAAATAGGGAATTTTGATAAATTAGGGTAAGGCATTACTTTATCTTTATTTACAACAGGTTCTTCACCATTCCAAAATTGACCCATAAGTAATAATCCTCTAGCTGCTAACTCAGGCATCATATAAAAATTCCATCCTAACATATCAAAATTATCATCATGGTAAGAACATTCTCTACGACCAGAGTATCTTGCACGCTTAAACCATAAATAAGCTTCATGATTGTCAGTTAATATAGCACCACCTTTAGATAATTTAAAATGCTTATAAGGACCTGTAAAAGAAAGGCACATATGTGTTTTAGATTTGTACATATTATAAGTAAACATTAAAGAAGAATCCCATACATTTGATCCTGTAAGTTGGTAAGCTCCCGTTATTGTTTTACCTTTTATTTTTTCCCATTTTATTTTCAACCCTGCATGAATAATTTCACAAGGAACTGAGGGATATGTTCTAGATGGACAACCAACTTTATTGGATTCAATACTTTTTTTAACATTATTTTCATAATATAAGGATAAAAATAAAGCATTACTCGCATTATCTACTGTTATTACATAAGGGGCACCTGTATAATTTGAAAGTGATGCTTCAAAATCTGCTGTTATTTGATGAACTCCATTAGCCATATTTTTTTATTTACGTTTAATTACTGAAAAACCATTATTAAATTCATATCTCTTTTTTAATTCCCATGTTTCTGGGTTCTCATCTAGGAATTCTTGAACTGCATCCCATAATCCTTTATTAGGTGTTAATGTTCCCTTAAAAGAGGGAACAGCCTCTAAAGTTTCAGGTATATGTGCGTAAGTTGTTGTATCATGAAAACAAATATATTTTTTTGCTTTATCGGAATGGATTTCTAGTTCTAATTTTAGTTGATCATAACAATGCCAAGTATCAATAAATAATAAATCAGTTTCTTCAATTTCAATTTCTAAAACATTGGTCTCTATAAATTTAAAAGGTATACCATAAGCTTCTGCTGTTTCATATACATCTTCTATTTTACCTCCCCAATTAGATGGGTTAACTAAATCATATGAAATTAAACCATTTTTTGGGTTACCTGCTAACCAAGCCCAAGTAGAAACTATTCCTCTTACACCCATTTCAGTTATAGTATCACATTCCTTAGCTAAATCTATAATAGCAGGAATATGAAGATTTATATCTGATTGTTCTTTATATATTTGGTGAATTTTATTTTCTAAATCTACTATCATAATTTTATAATGTATTATAATATTTATTTTGTTTTTCTTGTCTATCTATTGTCTTAGGATGATAAAGGGATAATTCTTCTTGGCTAGGTAAAGAAGTAAAATTTTTATGTCCCTCAAGTACTTCATGAACTTTATTTTTCCATTTTATTTCTGGTTTATTTTTCCATATCCTGTACTGATAATCTGGATAATTTACCCATCCTTTATCATTAACTTGCCATCCCCATTTTTTAATATGAGATTCAGTTAAACCTTCTACAGTATTAACTCTAGGTACCAAATACACTTCATGGTCAGGATTATTTTCTAATATGATAGGAAGATTTACCATGAGTAATTTATGGGGAATTTCATCTGCATCTATTTGAAAAATATAATCCCCACTACAATATTCTGTTAATTTGTTTTTCCAGTCAGCAAAATGATTATCAAATCTATCTTTATATAATATAAAATCTTTATTTGAAAATTCTTCCCTTAAGTAATTTTCTACATCTATCGTCCCATTTGTAATATCATACAAAACTACTATTTCGTCCTCCTTTCTTTTATTTTCTTTAAGAAAAGGAATTAATTTTTGAATTTCATCAAATTCATTACAAACGGTTATTGCGTAACTTATTTTCATAATTATTCTGGTAATATTCCAATATACGAAAGAGCATCCATATAATCACGTTCATGGAAATTTTTCTTAGTACTCATATCCATTTTATATGCTTCTCCCGTTTCTTCTCCTTCTTCCCCTACGAGTTTTACTGCTTTAACTGATGCCCAACTCCATTCTTCTTTATTAGTACCGTCAGCAAATACCATTCCTGATTCTATATTATTTATAGTATTTGGGATCCATACAAGATTTGTTTTAGGGTCAGTCCATGCAATATCTTTATGAAGCTCAGGTAAAACTATCATCTGTTCTTCATAAAAAGTATTCCCAGGAACCATTAACGAATTAGTCCAATACCCACAAGATAAACTAAAATAATTTGTTATATCTTTACTTATTTCTATTTTATAGCATAGATCACCCCCAGATTTGGGACAATCTACAATTTCATCGTACTGCATAATTATTTAATTTTTTCTAATTTAGGTAAATTTAATTTAGGCAAATCTAACTTAGGTAAATTTAATTCTAGCTGTTTAGGGAAATCAGGTATATTTTTATTTAAAAGAGTATCAATTAATTCATGCATTTTTTCAAAGCTAAAATTAGCTTTAATATGGTAACCTTGTTTTCTTCCTCCAGGTATAAATTGCTTGTAATTCTTAAAAACTTCAATAAATGAATCTATTGCATGTTTAGAACTAACTTGAAACCACTTTGTTTCTTTTTTTAACCATTGGTTAGCAGCGCTATTATGAACATGTTCTAAATTACCAGGTAATAATGTAACATTCATTGGGGAAAGGAAATCAACATGACCTGACCATCCTGATGCTATAATAGGTTTTTTACTCATACCAAACTCAGCAAGTGGTCTACCATATCCCTCTCCTTTTGTAAAACTAACCATAGCCTTAATTTTAGGATGATTATACAATTGATTCATTTCTGGATCACTAAAATCTCCACTTAAAATGTAAATATTAGGAAGTTTTGAGGTTTTATATTGTTTTTTAATAGCTAGTATTCTATCTAATATAGTTTCTCTACTCATATAACTATTTCTACCAGTAGATGCTTTTAATATTAAAGCAGGAGGTGATTTTTTATCCTTAAAAGCTTCAAAAAAATATTTAACCATTAATCCTACATTTTTTCTATCGTGACCCATTGCACCATTCATCCAATGTCCTACAAATAGAAAGCAAAATGATTCGTTAATCTCTTTTAAATCTAAAGTAATATCTTTACTTTCAAGATGTTTGTATACTTCTATATCTACTCCCTCAAATACTACTTCTATAGGCTTAGTTAATTGCAAGACTCCTACTACTTCATTAGTCTGTTTATTTTTTTGTTCAAATTTAGCTTCTGAAAATATTTTTTTGCTATGATTAGATGAAACTAGATTTAAATCCATCCTATTTAATCCTTCTATCCAAGTAGGATCACACCCTGTACTTTCAATTCCTGCAGTACATCCAATATTGTATTTACCCATAGGTCTAAATTCACTAGGAATAGTAACTTGCATCCAAATATCAGGTTGAGAATCTACTGATTGAACCATATGAGAAAATAAAAATTTCCACTCTTCTTGTTCTTGGCAAAAATTAATAGGTGTATCACCCCATCTTTGTGGTAGTAATTTTACGTCATACCTATGCAATTCAATAATTGATTTAATTAAATCACGTGATCGTGCGCCATATCCAGAATATGTGTCAAATGGTGCGGATATTATAAAAACTGGTTTACTCATTAATATACAATTTTATGGTTTAAAAATTTACCTTTATATTTAGTAGCATTTACTATTTCATATTTTTCTCGGGGTTCCCATACTTCAAATAGTTCATCAATGCCTTCCATTACTCTTTGTGCTTGGTGTTTAGCAGTAAATCCTGCTTCATCTCCTAGGGCCCATTTCCTCCCTTCATTTCCTCTAATTTTCCTTTCTTCACTAGACAAATTATACACTTCTATTATTCTATCACGAGCATCTTCCCAAGAACATCTATCATCATAGATATAAGGAGTAGGAGGTGAACCTTGAATTGATCTAGAAGTAGGGTATACTGGAAATGCCCATTTTCCATGTTTCTTAAATGTGCCTCTATGATTAGAAGGAATTTCTTGAGTTGGTTCAAACCATTTACCCTCATTATCTTCAAACCTCATTTGATCTTGCATCCCACCAGTTACATTAGCAATAATAGGGGTTCCTGTTAACATTGCTTCAGTTAGTGTTAACCCCCATCCTTCATTTGAAGATAATAATATCTGAACATCCGCTATATTATATAAATAATTTAAATGGGATCTATCTAATTTAGAAACAGAAAATATTACACAAGTTTCATATTTTTCACCTAAAATAAATTCTACAACTTTAGTTAAATCTGTTCCATGGTCTGAAGATAATTCAGTATGAAGGATAAGTCTACATTTCAGTGCTTTCTCATAAGACAAACTGTCCAAAAAATCTCTAAAAGCTAAGATAGTATCAGGAATTTGCTTTCGTCTAATATTTCTAGAATTAAAAAATATTGAAAAATTTACTTCTTTATTATTAAATAACTTATTATTTCTATACTTTAAAAGATCATTGTATGATTCATGTTTCTCAGTTATGGGAAAATAGTGTTCATGATTTAACCCATGTGGTATGTATTTAAATACCTTTTTAGAAGTATCTACATCTTCTAATACTAACTTATTAATATTAAAAGTTTGTTTAGAAATACCCATTAATAAATCACATGCTTCATAATATGATTGATTGTATCTAGGTGCAGGATAATCATCCCATATATTAAGATAAAATATAGGTATTTTTTTTCTAATAGCATCTTCCATATTAAAAATATGTGAAAAGTACCTTGGATCTGTAATTAACATCATAGCATCCGGTCTTTCTTGCATTAATAGATTTTGGATATCTTGAGAAGTACCATATCCATCTACCCCATATAACATTACTGAAGAATCGTCTAATCCTGATTCTTTATTAGTAGCATCACTAAGATCTAACTTTTTACCTTTATCAGGATGGTTTATTGCTCCAGCTATATTAACCCAATTAAAATGGTGAGCAGTATGTATGACAATTTCTTTAGCAACAGTAGCTATACCGCTGTGAACTCTAATATCATCACATATAAGCAATATTTTTTTCCTCTTACCTTTAGGAAGATGTTCAAAACTTTTATTCATTTATTTTTTATTTATAGTTCAATAGTATTTTGATTAGTAATTTGTCTTCTAAAATCTTCATCAGTAAGATACAAATATATTGCTCTATCAGCAAGTTTTTGAAAACTAAATTTTCTTTTAACACATTCTATTTTGAATGCTTCAAATAATTGGGAATGGACTTTAACACTTGTTAAAATCATTTTATTATCGCTCATAATTTATTATTTATATTATTGTACATATTATACTAATACATATATACAAATTTTATTATATATACCAATATACTAAAAAGCTATACCTTCTCCACATAATTTTTGATCTACTTTAAAAGGACAAAAATTACAATTCCATTTTGATGCTTGTTTTGGGTATTCTGTTTCTTTTATTTTACCCTCGTGACTGAAACATTCCTGTATAAAACTATTAACTGCATTTTTAGCTCTACCTATTTTTATTTTACCACTAGGTGGTGTAAATCTTTGTACTCTATGTGCTTGATATGGTGACATTAATTTAGCGTCATTAACATCTAATACCTTTCGTTTTAATATAAAGAATTCTATTTCAATGCTATCTATAGGCAGATTATATTGTTCAGCAAAAAATTGTTTATACAATAACAATTGGAATTGTTTATCTTCATTATTTTTATCTTGATCTCTCCAACCCCTAGTACTGGTTTTTATATCAATTATCTTAAATGTATTGGTTGGTTCATGGTACATTACAACATCAAGATATCCTAAATATAATACGTTATTATACATTTTATTTGGGGCAACTGTAATAGGTATCTCGCAACCAACAAGCCACCAACCACGTTTAGAAAAATAGGCGCTTTTTTTCTTTTTAAACCAATTTAAAATACCAACACCATCATTGAAAAATTCTCTCATTTCCTCAGCAGAGGAAAAATGTTGATTGTTATTTGCTTTATATTGTTTTTTATATTCCTCAGTAAAATGATAATGGAAGTCATCTTCTAAATCTAATCTATCAGCAGCTGCTCCTGTTTCAGTATACATTACATCTAAGTACGCTTGTACTGTCTCATGTATTGCTGTACCAAAAACTGTGTGTATACTTGATGAAAAGGGTTTTATTTTATCTTTATATTGAAGTTTCCATCTATGGGGACATTGTCTAAATAAAGACATTTGAGAGTAGGAAATATTCTTTTGATATGCAAAATTTATTGCTTGAGGAGGATTTAACTTTATCTCCTTTACAATTGATGGAATTTTTCTACTCATGGATTTTTTATAACTAAATAATTTGGATTTATAATTAAGGGGTGTATAGAAAATAAAAATTAACTATCACCCCTTTAATTATTAAAGACTGTCTACAGGTATTACTACACCAATAGAATCTACTTGATCTTCTTTAACTACAGGAAAAGCAATTTCCTCTTTACTGCTATTACCATTTATTGCCATAAACACTATTAAACATAACAATATAACTGCTGCTACAATTTTTAGTGATTTTTTTACTTTATCTTCCATGTTATTTATTATTTATTTTTAATTTAATTATTTAATTATATATATAACTATTTTATCTTATTTTTTCCATTTATTTCTACCTACTAGTAAACCTATAATGCCATAATTTGCAATATCAATAAAGGTATCTTCCATACCTTCACCTTTAACATAGTTTTTGCCATTAATTAACAAATTTTTTAGACGAGAAATTTTATCTGTTAATCTAATAGCAAGCCCAGTAAGTGAAAACTTTTTATCTTCTTTATTATGTAGTATATCACCACCTAATGAAATATTATTTAGGCCATAATCCATATGTTTTGCTGCAAACATTTCATACATTTCCCCCATAATACCCTTAAACTCATTAGCTAGTTCCCTGTATTCTGTTTCAAATTCTTGGACAGTTGAAGAAGGTTCTATATCCTCAATTCTATTTTTATTACTGTTATACTTTGTTAGGATATCACTCATAATATCTCTCTTCCAGTAAAGTATTCCTGTAATGCTTTTAATCTATCATCAGCATCCACTAACATTATTAAAGCCTCCTCAGCATTTTTATAAAAATCTTCTGTAGAATGATCACCAATTCCTGCTGGGTGTTCTGATAGTAAATTTAATGATAACAATGCTTTTGCTTTATCTGCCTCAGCAGATGTTCTTAACATACTAAATAATTCATTTTTCATTTTAATAGTTGTTTAATTTCCTTTTTATTAAATCCCATACTGGTCAATATACTAACAATTTCTTTGTTTTCCAAAAGTTCTAAATATTCCTCTACTTCTTTTTTGGAGCATTCCCAATAGTCTTTTAAATAATTAATTAAATCCTTATTTCGTAATTTATTAGTAGATTTAATATACTTATTCCATTTATTATTTTTAGGAATAAATTCCCTATAAATTGAGTATATTTCCTTCTTATTTTGAGGCATTATCATTTGTGCCTCATTTACTAGCTCCAAATAATCAGGATTCATGCTCAATACACGGTGAATCA